TTTTGGGACGGAATTGCAACGTCAGCTCCTGCAGAACATAGAGGCGGAACAAGAATCTTTCATCTGCCTCAGCCAGTCATGGATGCACCCGCGAAAACAATGCAATTAAGGAATTTAGGTGGCGGAGTAGAACTTCCCGACAGAACAAAGTCACCTGATGATATAGCACCTCTGTATGCCTGCGTAATGGCATTCACAGGAGCAACAAGGGCGACTAAGGAAAAGGCAAAAATCTATGAGTCATCATATGCGAGCGGAGCATCCCTTGCATTCATTTGAGGAGCGTAAAAATGGCACTGTTTCAGAGAGTACTTAGAAGAATTATAGGGGAATCGGGTAACTTTTTTCGGGTGGATATATCTCCCGAAGCAAATCCGGTAGTTGAAGGCTACACGGCTGACGAGCTTTATGCTTCACAGTCTAACCTTCAGGCGGTAGTCGGATTTCTTGCAGATTCAGTAGCACAACTGCCTCTCAAGGTTTATGTGCGCAAGGGTGAGACAGAGAGAGTCAGAGACCGCAATTCCGTGGCAGCCAAGACATTGTGGAAGCCTAATTCTAATCAGACTGAGTACGAGTTTATCAATGCACTCATGGTCGAGTACCTTCTGAACGGAACCGCAATAGTATGGCATCTTCCGGATCCATATTCCGAGTCAGGACATCAGTTGAGGATTCTTCCTCACGCATGGATTACTGATTCGGAATCTGATACGGCATATTCCTACAAGAGTATCACTGTGAAGGCTTGGGGAAGTGCTCCGGCAGTGAAAGTACCTGCCGAGGACTTCACTCAGTTCAAAATGTACTGCCCTGGGAAGCCCGGAAGTTATCAGAGCCCTGTTTCATCGCTTAGAACGATACTTACGGAGCAGATTCAGGCTGATAAGTTCCGCACTCAGATTTGGAGATCATCGGGAAGGTTCAACGCATACATCACAAGGCCTAAGGATGTAGCCGCGTGGGACGATGAGACCAAGAAGAAGTGGGTTGAGGCTTTCAGGGAAGGTTGGAGTGCTAACGGTGGAAACGCTGGTAAGATTCCTCTTCTTGAGGACGGAATGGAAATCAAGCCGTATCAGTTTAACTCCAAGGATGCTCAGTATGCTGAGACCAAGCAGCTTAGCCGTGAAGATGTAGCCGCTGCTTATCACGTCAATCCGTCACTGATTTGGCACACGACCACTCAGACATATGCCTCGGCCAAGGACAATGCGAGAGCGCTTTATGCAGACTGCTTAGGACCCACGATTCAGATGCTACAACAGAGAATCAATTCCTTCCTCCTCCCAATGCTTGGAGCTGATCCTGACACTTATGTAGTATTTGATCTCAGCGAAAAGCTGAAAGGGTCCTTTGAAGAGAGAGCTTCGATTCTTCAGAGTGCTGTCGGCGGCCCTTACATGACCAGGAATGAGGCAAGAGCTGACATGGATCTGCCTCCGATTGATGGCGGAGATGATCTGATAGTTCCTATGAACGTCAACAATGGAATAGACAATCCTGCTGTGACGGAAGAGGAATCAGAAGAGACAAAGATGCAGTATGTGTCGAAGAAGTCAGCCGAAACCGTCCTCATTAAGGCCAAGGCTGATGATACGGAGAATGAGGAAGTTACCAAGGCCCTGCAGAAGTTCTTCAAGAGGCAGGCCAAGAGTATCCTTCCGAAGGTTGGAGCTAAAAAGGAATGGTGGGATGAGGAACGCTGGAACTCCGAACTCACCGAAGACCTTGACCCGATCCTTTTTGCTATCTCTGCAAACCATGGAGAATCAACCGCCTCAGAGCTTGGGACGGAATATTATCCTGGCAAGACGGTCAATTACATCAAAGCACTGACGGAAGGTAGAGCAAAGGCTATTAATTCCGCCACAAAAGAAAAACTCGACAAGGTTATATCAGAGAACCCTGAAGACCTTGAAAAGGAAATAGAGCACGTTTACGAAGTCAGGGAAGGCAAGGATGCAACCCTTCTCGGTGAGACACTTGCAACAGTGGTTGTAGGATGGTCGCTCGGAGAGGCTTGCAGACAGGCTAAAGACCAGGGCTATCAGGCAACAGTTTATAAAACTTGGGTAACAGGTGAGAATCCCCGCGAGGATCACGCCGCAATGAACGGCGAAACAGTACCTGTGGACGGAAAGTTTTCAAACGGAGCAGACTGGCCCGGAGATGATGTGCTTGGTCCTGACGGAACGTGCGGATGTAATTGCACTACAGAGATAACCATTGAGAGGAGATAAACGATGGAAAAGTTGTATAAGTCATTTGAACTGAAAGCCGGAGATAACGGCGTTGTTGAGGGATACGCTTCAACATGGACGAAGAAGCCTGATTCTTACGGAGATATCGTCATAAAGGGAGCATTTACGGAGACTCTGAAGAAGAGGAAGGCAACAGGCCATCCTTTTCCGCTGTGCTTTAACCACGATTTTGACCAGATTATCGGAGCAGTCGCTGAGGCTGAAGAGGATGATTTTGGTCTGAAGATTAAAGCAACTTTTCTGAACACTGCACTTGCTCAGGAGAAACGCGAGCTCGTAAAAGAAGGAATCGTTTGGCAGTTTTCATTTGCTTACAGCGTTCTTGGTTGGGAAGAGCCTACTGAGGAAGAGAAGAAGCAGGGAATATTCAATAAACTGACCAAGCTCGATCTTTATGAAATCAGCCTCGTACCGGTTCCCGCAAATCAGACCGCTATCGTGACGGAAATCAAGAATGATTCCGAGGTTGAAACCAAGGATACAGAGGTTGAAGAGAAATCCGGCAGACGGAACAGTAAAAAAGACGCTGACGCTATTAAAGAAGCCATCACGCTCTTGCAGGGTGTCCTGGGAGAGCTTGAGGATATTGCAGAGCCTACTGACGAAGGAGAGGACAAGCCCAAGGCCAACGAGGCATCGGAGGAGCCGAAAGCAAGCAATCCCGAGAAAGATGCGATGCTTAGTTATATCAAATCTATAAAGGAGAATGAAAATGAATAAGATTGAAGAACTTGCTGAGAAGAAATCAGCACTTGCAGCTCTTGCTCCTGAGATTGAGTCTGATGCTGAAGGCGCACTTGAGAAGGGTGCCGCTCTTAAGGCAGAGATTGAGGCTCTTGAAGAGGAAATCAAGAGAGACGAGCAGAAGGCCGCTGTCCTTAACAGCATTGGAACTGTAGAGAATATCAAAGAGGAGAAGAAGAACATGAATGATCTTGAACTTTTCGTACAGAAGGCATCACAGATGACCGACAAGAAGACTGGCGTATCCCAGCACATCGAGTTTAAGAGTGCAACTGATGTAGTTACCGGTGAGACCCTTGCTGATATTGACAGAAGCGTAGCACCTCAGCCTCGTAGAAGAGCAGCTCGTGATCTGTTCACCAACGCTACCATCAGTGGAAACGCTATCACCTATTTCCTTCAGGGCGCATATGAGGGAACTCCTGCAGTTACCGCAGAGAATGCAAAGAAGCCTCAGAACAGCACTTCTTTCACACCTACCACTCTGGCACTTAGCAAGATTGCTGCTTACATCAAGGAGACTGATGAAATCGTTACTGATGCTCCTTTCCTTGCATCGGAGGTTAAGAATAGCCTTGTTTATCAGCTCGGTGTTGTTGAAGATGCAACTCTCATCGGTGCTGTTGCAAATACTTCCGGAATCCAGGGCGGAACTTATGGCGCAGGATCATCTTCTGTTGCTGCTAACATCGCTGATGGTATCCTTTACGCTATCAAGGCTGTTAAGGGCGCATCTGCTTACGATGCTTCTGCAATCATCATCAATCCTGCTGATATGTTCGCTCTTCAGATTGCTAAGGACAGCAACCTTCAGTACATCGGTGGCGGATATTTTACCGGAGCTTATGGCAACGGAGATTACCAGGTTGTAAATGCTCTTTGGGGAGTTCCTGTATTCGAGAGCACTGCAGTTAGCCAGGGTGATGTTCTTGTTGTTGCAAAGCAGGCTGTTAAGGTCTGGGCAAAGGGCGGAGTTGACGTTAAGCTCTACGAGCAGAACGAGGACGATGCAATCTACAACAGAGTCACTCTTCTTGCTGAAGAGCGTGTTGCTTGCGCTGTTGTTGACCTTAAGGGTGTTTACCTTCTTGAGGCAGAGTGATCAATAATATGATGGGGGTTGAGCAATCAGCCCCCACTGTTTTGTGGAGGCACGGTATGTTTGTAAGAGTAAAAATGCCTGATGGCACTACTCGCAGGTATGAAGAGTCTCAGGTTCCTGCATGTGGAGTGGTTATAAATGCTCCGAAGAAGGAAGAGCCGAAGCCTGCTGAGGTTAAAAAGGTAGAGGTTGAGGCTAAGGCCGTGACCGAACCCAAAAATAAGGCAATCACAAAGCCTAAGACAACAAAGAAAGGAAGCAAGAAATGAGTCTGCTCACAAGCTGGGGATATGAGCTGGTTGATGCTTCTGCATTACCGGTACTTATCACCGACACCGAATTTAATACCATGACCGGAGGAAGATTCACCGGTGATACTCGCATTACTTCAGCAATTTCAGCAGCATCTCTTGCTCTGCAGAATTATTGTGGATGGCATCTGTCAGGATCACTTAAGTGTAAGATTCAGTGGAACATCAAGAACCGCGGAATCGTTCGCAGTGGTTCAGATCTGATTGTTCAGTTACCCGCAAGGCTTGTATCTTCCGTTGAATCGGTGACGATAGATGATATCGAAACCACTGATTATATGATCAACCCGAGCGGAAATCTGACAATATATGATGCTTGCGTTGGAAATCGTAAGACTATGATTGAGGTTGTTTACAATGCCGGAGTAGTAAGCCCTGCAGGAGTGCAGGAACTTGTTGCTCAGATGGCAAGCCTTGAACTTTCAAAATCTTACGGAATCACATCCGAGGCAGCAGGCGGAGTGTCCATCACATACAATTCTTCATGGACCAATGGTTCATTTGACAGAGTGCTTGAGAACAACGCTGGAATATTAGCAGGTTACAAGCTCAAAGGAGTATTCTAATGCTTCCATCTTTTTGTTCAGACACAATTACAAGAGTAAGGCCGGGGGAGAAAACAGTCAGAGGACAGATTGTTCCTGATTGGAATATCCCACCTGCCACTTTATTGGATATCACAGGATGTTCCGTTCAGCCTGCTTCTACTTCTCTTAACGAGGACGGAAGGGTGTTAGGCATTAATGACGGACTGACCGTGTATGTTCCACCAGGAGCTGACGTGATAGTCGGTGATCATATTATCGTGGACAACGAAACATATGAGATTAACGGAGAGCCGAGAATTTGGAGATCCGCGACAGGTCGTGTATCACACATCCAGCTCAATCTTAAGAGGTATTCCGGATGACAAGCATCAAGCTGACATTCAACTCAGAAGGATTCAGAGAAATCCTTGTTGGAGACGGTGTGAAAGGACTCGTGGAAAACGTGACCGAGAACATCGCATCGAGGGCAAATGCTAATCTCGGTGATCCTGGGAGTGAAGGCTACACTGCAGAAGTATTCCAAGGCTCCATGATGCAGAAGTACGGCCATGGCGGTAGATGGATAGGCAGAGTGGCGGCGGCAGATGCCAGAGCATCGGCAGATGAATCAGAAACAAAGAGTTTATCGAGGGCAGTATTATGAACATTGACAGAAGCATAGACGTAGAAGAAGCCATCAGAGTATCACTCGGCGAATATATGCAGACGTATGTGAGACCTCTGCCCGCTAAGTTCGTGGTCCCTTCCGTGGAGATATCCGCGGTTGGTGGTTCGGAACTTGATAAGATAGACACTTTTGATGTCACACTTGATTCAAGGGCGGATGTGGAAGCAGATGCTCTTAAGAATCTTCGGAATGCAATCGGTATTATCACCGAAATAGCAAAAAGTCAGACCACGGCTTTAAGAGTGGTCAATGTTAATTCACTTGGATCATGGGGGAAGGACCCTGTGAGACCAGAGCTTGCGATGTGCTCGGCAAGGCTACGAGTAATCGCACACGTTGAAACTGTGGAGGTTACAAAATTATGAGTAAAGTTAAACTTGGAATCGGACTTGCAAGCGGAATGTCTTTCCACGCTCCTGCAGGAACCGCTCTTCCTACTTATCCTACTGATATCGTGGGCGACAATGGTGACGGCACCAACTCTGACGAGTTCACCGCAACAGTTGGACAGTCCACATTCACTCTTTCAGAGTCAGCTAATGCAGTCGCATCCATGACCGTTAATGGAACTGCAGTTGCAAATACTGACTATTCCGTATCAGGAGTTACTGTTACCTATTCAGGAACATCCCTTTCCGCTGATGATGAAGTAGTCATTACTTACTACGTCAGCGCATGGAGACCTCTTGGCGATGTAACCCATGACGGAATCACTGTAAACACTGACAAGAGTGTTACCAATATCCGCAACTGGGCAAATGTGATCAAGAGATCTATTCTTACCGAGCACACCGAGACAGTTCAGGCTCCTATGATGGATACCACTGAGGAGACTCTTAAGGCTGTTGTTGGTGAAAATAATGTAACTGTTACGCCTGCTGCAGGTTCTCACGGCAAGACCATCGACTGCGACCTTTCAGGCGAAGACCTTCCTGCTCCTGAAGCATTTATCTTCATCATGAAGGACGGCGATGATGTAATGGCAGTTGGAATGTCCAATGGACAGGTTACTGCAGTTGAGTCCATCACGTTCGCTCCTGAGAACACTATCAACTGGACTCCTACCATTACCGCGCAGGAAGGTGGACTTCACTTCATTTCCGAAGAGGGATAACCTATGAAAGAAATCACACTCGAACAGCCTAAAGAAGTACTCAAGATAAACATGGGGGATGGAAGTTTTTCCATTCCCCTTGCTGGTTCTATACCTTTTTCAGAGTTCGTTAAGTTCAGAGAAGAGGTAAAGAACGATAAACTCACCGCCATGATCAACCTGCTTAAGACTTATATTCCGGAGGAAGTATTCAACACACTCACCGCGGATCATCTTAAAGTGATTATGGAAGCATGGACGGAAGCATCACAGATTGATACCGGTGTAACGCCGGGGGAATCTTAAGCCTTGTTGAGTTCGCAGATGAACACTACAAGGCACTTGAATGTGACCTGATGCGATGCGGTTATGAATTAAGAGATGTAGGGCGGTCCTTGAGCTGGGCGGCCCTACGTTCTTTTATTGAGAACATTGGGGCAGAATCCTGCACCGCAAGGGACATAGATCCTGAATTGCATCAGTGGTCCACAACAATGAAAACAAACAAAATCTTGGCTGACATTTACGATATGTTAGCCGTTATCAATTCCAATATTGTGGCTATAGGCTCGCGTAAGAGCCCTAAGAAGCCCAAGTTCTACCCAAGGCCGAAGGATAAAGGCACCAAATACGGAAGTGATCCTGTCGCGCCTAAAAAACTTCGGGAAATGTTCTCAAACAAGAGAAGAAAGAGACATCATGGCTAATAACATAGAAGTTGCAAGAGCCGTTGTTACCATCGTTCCTACGATGGAAGGTGCTCAGCAGACCATCACAAATGAATTAACACAGGTTGCATCTTCTTCGGGAGTAGCACAGGCGGGAAATACTGCAGGATCTAATTTTGCGGCAGGGCTTGGCAAGGGTCTCGCTGTTGCCGGAGCTGCTACTGCAGCAGTCACCGCCGCCGCTATTAAAGCCGCTGACAGTTTTGTATCTGCAGCTACGGAAGTATCGGCCTACGGAGATAACATCGACAAGATGTCTCAGAAGATGGGTATTTCCGCAGAAGCATACCAGGAATGGGATTTTGTGATGCAACATTGCGGAACTTCCATGGAATCGCTCAAATCTTCCATGAAGACTCTTGCCAATGCTGCAGAAACCAACTCCGAAGCATTTGAACGTCTCGGAATCTCCCAGGAAGACGTTGCAAATATGTCTCAGGAGGATTTGTTTGGAGCAACTATTGAAGCTCTTCAGCAGGTTGAGGATGAAACTGAGAGAACATACCTGGCTGGTCAGTTGCTCGGAAGGGGTGCAACAGAGCTCGGGCCTCTCCTGAACATGACCGCGGAAGAGACTGCAGAGATGAAGGACCAGCTCCATGAGCTTGGCGGAGTGATGTCCAATGAGGATATCAAAGCGGCT